TGTCATCGCATCGGCCACCGCCGTTGATCGGTTGGCAATGTCAGAAACCACGCGGTCAAAGCCCTTTGCCAGCGCAGGCACCCGAATTGCACCCGCCGCGACTGCCTTTAGGAACGCATCGGCCTGTGCTGGCAGATCGTCACCCATCGCAGCAAGACGCGCGCGGAATCCGTAAAGCCAGGCGTTGACGGCATCGCTTTCGGACGGCTCGTTGTGCGATGTCGAACCAGCGGTGCGCGCATCGTCCAGCGCCGCAACCGCCGCCAGCACCCCCAACAGCGCGACCGCCGCCGTGTCTGCCGTGGCGCCCAGCAGGCTCGGCACATCGCCCGCCGTCCGGTCGATCCGGCCCCGGATCGCGTCGCGCGCGGCCTGCGCCGCCGCCCGTGCCTCGGCCTCTGCGATTGCTGTTTCAGGATAGCCCAATTCCAGCGCCTCGGCGCGGGTCACAGAAACCGTTGTTCGCGAACCGTCGGTCACGTTTAGAATATCGGTCATTTTGTCCTCTTTAGTTGATTAGCAGGCCACCGCCAGCACCCGAACTGATTGCGACCTGCCCCCCGTTCAGCAGCGTTGTTGTCCGATGCGCGACAACCGCCGTGCCCTGCGCGTAGTCGATCCCGGTCATGCCGTCGAATGTCACCCGGTTCGCAGAAAGCGAAACGACCGAACCGCCGCCTGTATTCATCAACGTGAATTCGCTCGCTCCGATTAGGCGACAATCCTCCATGATGATCCGTGTCTGTGATGCAGTTGGCACGTCCCAGAAACGCGCAACGCCCCAACCCTTCGATGCGTTCAATTTAGCCGGTGCGATCAGACCTACATGGTCAAAGTGAACCTGCGAAAACCTGCCAGGCTTGAACCGATAAAGCTGATTACCCGCCCCGGTTTCATACGCCGCAAATGCAATGTCCGGATCAGCACCAGAACCCACCCGACCAAATCGCAAGATGCGATCACCCGGAAAAATATCCTCTGAAACAGGATGAACTGCACCGGCCCGCAAAGAAAGCTGGACAGATGCGCGATCAATCGTATCCGCCAGCGCCGCCGCAATCGTCGTGTATGTCCCGCCATTGCCGCCCACCGGATTGACCGCATCCGGGTCGATCGTGGCGCTGAAATTCAGACCCGCCGCAGCTTGTGCCGCCTGCGCCTGCAAATCGGACAGCGCGACGCTGGCATCGGCATCAAAGTCGGTCAGTGCTTGTGCGGTCTGCGCCCCTGCCGCTGCAACAGCCGCCGCCGTCTGCGCCTCTAGTTCAGCGATCGCCGCCAGAATATCATCGCCCGTTTCGGAAACAAACATTGTGACCGGATCGGTGCCGACCGTTTCGACTTCAGACGTGATGTAAAACCAGTGACGCGCATACCTGGCACCGCTTGCAATACGAAACCGCGAACCGAAAAAATCGGCAGGGCTGTCCATATCATCCGCCCGCACCCAGGCACCCGCCGCCGCAATGTAAATGCCGTTTTCCGCCGGATCGGTCTGCGATGTCGCAAAGACCCGATTGCCTGCCACAATGGCCACGCCGTCGACCGGACTAAGACCGGACAGCGACAGGTTGACAGGACTGGCGACCCGGCATTCAGCGTGCGGTTGATGCACATTGAACCGCGCCAACGCCTCGACGGTCACAAGGTTTCGGATCAGGTTTTCAGTCATGGCAATTTCACTTTGATTGATGTTTCGGTCTGATCGATCACGGCATCCGCCGCGATGCTGACGGTGACGATACCGTCAGACCCGATCACGGCATCGCGCAGCGGTGTGCGGCGGCTCTCGCGCAATGCGAACCGCGCCAGACGACCGAACGCGCCAACATGATGCAGCGACGGCGGCAAAGCCTCGCCAGCGACACGCCGATCCCCCAGGAACACGCGCCGCACCGGCACATCGCCAAACCGCATCACTGATCCGACCTTTCCAGATAAAGCGTATTCGGGTCTGTTTCTGCCAGCGCGTCGAATTCCGCCAGCGTCAGCAACACGACCCGCGCACCGCCCGCCAGTGATAGCGTCGGAAACACCGCCCCGGTCGGCTCGATCGTGCCGCGCACGTCCAGCGCACCCTGTCGCAAAATCTTGCGCCGCTTTGGATTGCTGACATCCCAGATCTCCATCTGATAGACATCCGGCGCAAGGTGTTGGATCACATCAGGCGCGACAACGATCACGCCACCCGTGCCCGCGACCTCTAGGTCGGCGTCGCGCGCGACATCCTTGCCGATCGTCATTCTCAAAGAAAATGGATAGTCTGCGACCGTAACCGTATGCGCCTGCCCCTGATACATCGTCAGGCGATCGGTCAACACCTTGCCATCAAATTTCAGATCGATCCTGTCCGACATTCTTGCCCCCGTGCGATTGTGGCGGCGGGCATTGCAGCCCGCCGCGATGGATGATCAGACCGCCCCACCGCGCGCCTTGATCACGCGAGACAGCGCAAAGGTTGCACCGCTGCCGCCAACCCAGACCAGACCCGCGATCGCAGCCCCCGCCGCGTCGACATCGACGGTCAGAATCCGCGATGCGGCGTCATATTCGATGAACCCCACCGCAGCGGCGATCACCCCCGCCGCAGGATACATGACGAACGTGCGCAAAATCAGCAACATGACAGACATAGATGGCCCTCCTAGACCGTTTGAAATTCATCAAGCGCACCCGCCGCGCGATCCTGCGCCGCGACCAGCTGCGTCGCCAAATCCTGCGCGCGCCGCAGTTCCAGCGCGACCGGCGACAGATCGATCATCGCGGGCAGATCGGCCGCAGACGGTTCAGGCGTCGCCTTGAACCGTTCCAGCAGTTCACCACCCCGAATGGTCGACAGCACGCCCGCCAGCCGCCCTTGTCCGTTCGTGCGCCAGATCGTGATCGTGTCGCCGTTCGCGTCGTAATTTCCGGTCTGGAACAGTCGCATTTCCGCCGTGCGCCGCTTGCGAATTTCAGGCGGTTTCAGCCAGCCCATGAAATGCCGCGCCGCGTTCGCCTGCCCTGCGTTGATCGCGGCGGTCAACAGCGCCCGATTGATGCCGCCCGTATTCAGATCAAACGACACCAGCGCGTCAAATTCATGCTGCGCAACCGACACCGCGATCGCCCGGTTGACCCGCGCGGCATAACCCGCGACATCGATGCGAAACTGCGCGATTGCGGCGTCGATCGCCGCATCGACATCATCCGGCATCGCGCGCGGCATCCGCGCCGGATCGGGACCGCCAGCGGCGGCGGTATGCCCAACCCCCCAGGTCCAGACCCCCACGCTGTCCAGGTATGGCGCGGGCACAATCCCCTCGTGTTCGCAAATTTCCAGCAGCCCGCGATCCGATACCGTCATGTCATGCGTCATTGTTCACCCCCAAGGTGTGCAGTCGATTGAAAGAAAATGATTGTCAGTCTGGCGACACCGTGCCCCACGGCCCGCCCGCGAAATGGTTGATCTGGCGATCCGGCCCGAACGGGCAATCGCGGTGCGCTGCGAAAATATCCCACCAGATCGGCGCAGGCCGCGCGCCTTCGATCGGCAGCGGATCGCGCACCGTCATTGACCACGGCCCCCACGCCTGCGCCTGCTGCATCGGCGGGCGGTTGCCCGGCTGGCGTATTGCATCCTCGACAGTCGTATCGACGCGGACACGTTCGCGACTGCCATCGTCAAAAGTGATGTATCCGGTCAGCCAGTCAAAATCGCATTGCACCTTGATCATGTCACCCATCGACACGATGCGGTCAGGCGTCGCGACCTGCTGCGTCACCGTCACGGCGCGAAATGGCGTCATGGCAAAGACATCGCGCACGATCCGTTCCTGTTGCAGACGCCCCATCAGTTCAGGCCACGCGCCATAGATCAGGACCGCAACACAGATCAGGATCAGCGACCGACTACGCCGCAAGGTGCAAGACAGGTTATTCATCACGCCCCCCCAGCCGCTTGCGCACCAGCGACTTGATGAATTCACGGTCTGACATGATCGCGGTCGCGACATCCAGGACCAGCTGCGCAAAGGCCATGATCAGCACCGCCGCGATCACCTCGGACCCACGGACAAACGGCGCAACCTCGTGCGATCCACCGACGCCCAAAAGCCCCGCCGTCGCCGCCTTTGCCGCGCGCATCATGATCGGATCGTTTTCCGCCGCCCGCGTCGCGACATAGATCAGCATCCCGGCCACGATCAGCCAGAATTCGACAGGCTTGTTCAACACGCCCGCACCCCCTTTGTAGGTCAGAAAGAAACGCCTTGCGGCTTAGGTCTGGATGCAGACCAGCACCGCGACGTTGTTCGGACGGTTTTCATCCTCGCCACTCGATTGCACCGTGACCGCGTGACTGTGCGACCCGGCGCTGTTCGTTGAAAATCCGTGATTATGGCTGTCGTTTGACGTGTCCGATCCAAAAGACCCGCCGCCATCCCGCAGGACGCCGAAAACGGTGCCGCTTGTCGCCTCGCTGACAAAGACCCGCCCCTGCTCCAGATCGTGATCGTGCGCATGGGTGTCGGTAGTCCCGCTGTGACTGTGTGACCCGGCGCTATTCGTTGACGCGCCGTGCGTATGCGCCTTGTTCGCGCCCTCCTCATAGGAACCGACAGCGCGCCCCGACCCCGCCGCACGGCGGAACAAGTCTTGAAAATCGGGCAGATCAAAGGTTGTGGACCCATCACCCGGCCCGAACAGCGTCGCCTCTGCCCCCGCTGGGTCGACTAGTTCGTTTTCCTGCGCGTGCGCCCACAGCCGCGCGAATTCCGTGCGTGATACCGTGGCGCGATCCAGCACCAGCGCACCGCGCGGTGCGCTCTTGCCCATGACCTCGAACACCTCGCCCACGTCGCGAAATCCACCGGGCACGAACTGCAACCCCGTTTCGTCATCGCTGACACGGACCAGCTGCCCCGCCATGCCGGTCAGATCGGGCAAATCACCGGCATAGGCGGTCGCCCGGACCTCTGATAGCGCCTGACGAATGTAGGCGACGGATTCATTTAGGCGCGGCGCATTACCCTGGAACCACGCAAAGACCGCCGCAAAATTAGCGTTGAAAATCGGTTTCGGTTGCCCCTTTGCGGGCACCTGCGACGGGAAATCCTGAACCTGCGGCGGCGTCGTCATAGCGTTAAAACCTCTGCTGTGATCACGTCATGCGTGCCCTGCGGCTGCGCATCATAGTTTTCAATATAGCCATAACCGATCATCGCGGCGCGGCGCGTTCCCGATGAAAAAACGGCGGTTTTCCCGTCCGTTTTCAAAACCAGATCATTCAGCGCGTCTGCCTCTGCATTGCTGACCAGGATGTCATAGGTCATGCTTTTTGATGGCGCGCGCCGCTTTAACGTTGTGACCAGATCGCCCGCGACCTTGATCGATCGTGATCGCAGCCCGTATGAACTGCCACGCGGGCGCACAACGCCAAAGCTGTGCAAGAACCCCGGCACGATACTGGACACCCGCGCGATCCCGTCCAGCTGCGCGACCGTGATGTCGATCTGCGACCCCGGCGCGATACTGACATCAAGATTCAGGTATTCAGGCGACGGGTTGTAGTCCAAAAAGGCCCAATCCCAGACATCAAAATAATTCGTGCGATCAGGCACCGCGAAACTGATCTGCGCCTGATCACCCGGCTGATCCAGCGATGCCGTGATCTTCAGGTCCGTCGCTCGCAGGCCAAACATAGACAGGCCAGTCACCCAGGTATCGACCACCAGCGAATAGGTGATCTGATCCGGTCGCTGGACGAACGTTTCCACCGGCCTGATCTGATCCGACCCGATCAGCGTGTCGAAAGCGCGCAGCTTGGTTAACGGCCCGATGTTGACCCAGGCTGGATTCCCGTTGCCCGGCTGACTGCCCTGATTGACCGTGATCGCCTGCCACAGCACGCCGCCGAAATCGACCTGATCACCGACCGCATAGGACGCCCCGGCATTCCACACCGGATCATCTGCGACATTTGTGTCCAAAATCTGCGCCGCGCCGATCGCCGCCGGATCGATTAGATTAAATGGCATACCACCCCCTAAATCGCGGCATCTGCCAGCGCGCCGGTGTTGTCCGCGTTTTCACGCATCAACCCGATCAGCTGTTGCAGCTGACGCTCCACCATTCGTTGATGCGCGGCGTCCGCGCCCTGCAATGCGCCAGACGTGACCGCAGGCACCGACACCGGCGCAAGCGCATAGGCCGGAATCGCTGTGTTGACCTGCCCTAAACCCAACGCCGCGCGCGCCTGCCCGATGCGGTAGTCGACCAACGATCCGAAATCATCGGGCACCAGCGCGTCGACCGCCTCTTTTGCGTCCTCTAGCCGCCAGATCATTTTCTGCATTGCCGCCTGCGTCTTTGTCAGGCCCGCCAGTTCGCGCTCTTGCATCGCCGCCTTGTCGCCCTGCAATTCCATCAGGCGGTTTTCCAGTTCCGCAGTCTTTGCCAGCGACGCCTCGCGCGCTGCCGATCGCAGCCCGTCCAGTTCCAGAAACAACGGCGCAAGCCCCATCAGCGCCGCCGCAGACTTTTCGCGACCCTGCGCGATCAGACCGTCGACCCGCTTACGAAAATCCGCGATCGTCTGCGGCACCTTACCACCGACGACATCACCGAACGCCCGCGCGAAATCGCGACCGATTAGCTTGATCTTTTCGGACTGCGTATAAAACCCGTCGAAATAGGCGCGCGCGTTCGCAACAAATTGATCCGCGCCGCCCGCCGCATCGACCATCGCCCGCGCCGCTTTGGCGGTCTGCGCGGACATCGACAGCGCCCGATGGCCCAGCGACCGGAATGTGTCATTGACCACACCCACCGCCGCGACGATCGCATCCAGTGCCGCCTTGGCATTTTCGCCAGGACGGATCAGACCTTTCATCGATCCTTTCAGACCCCACAGCGTGCGCCACGCCAGATCATTCGCGACCTTTGACATTGCACCGGCGATCGCCTGCTGTTGTTCTGCCTCCGACAGACCCTTGGTCGAAATCTTGACCGATGCCGCGTAGTCACGCACCACCCAGGCACCGACACCCAAGGCCCGCGACGCATCGCGCGCCGCCGCCGTAACCTGCCCATAAGCCCGCATGATCGGCGCAGCAATCGCAGCACTTGCCGCCTTTGTGCTGTCGCGCGTTGACGAAATCAGACCAAACAACCGGCTGGACTTTGTTTTCGTAAACTCTGACACCGCAACGCGTGCGCCATTGGCTGCGATCTGGACGCCCTTTTCCAATTCCTCGACCTTCTTGCGAAACGCACCGACCGCCAGCGCCGCAGCCCCCAGCACCGGCACCGCCGCCCCCAGCGTCGCAGCAAAACCACCGCCAGCCGCCGCCGCGTTCGCGCCGATATTCAGCAGATTGCCCAGACCGCCAGACACCGCAGACCCCAGCCCGCCCATGACACCGGACCCGCCAGCACCCAGCCCAAACAGGCCGGACCCCTTGGCCGCGCTGCCCATGACACCGGACAGAATACCACCAGCACCGCCGCCGCCCCCGAATGCAGCGGACATCTGCAACCGGATCGGGTTTGCGATCGACATCGCGACCAGTTCGGAAATCATGCCCTTGAACGTGTCGACAATGCCGTCGCGCATGTTTCGGAAATTGCGAAACCCGTCTGCGGTCCAGTCACCCATCGCACCCGCGACCCGATCGATGCCACCGATCAGAACACCCGCCTGATCCCGCCCGACCGTTTCGGCATTCTTGCCCGCCTCGCGCATCGCATCCGCAAAGCCCTGCGCACGCGTCTTTGCCGCGTCCAGCTTTTCCGCCAGCCCAGCAACACCAGCCGCAGCACCCCCCGCGCCGCCACCGCCAGCACCGCCGCCCATGTCGACCAGTTCGTCATTCAGATCAGCGACACCATCGACCGCAGGCCGCACGACCGCATCGACATCCGTAACCGCACCGCGCAGCCCGTCCAGCGACGCAAGCGGTCCCTTTGCCGATGCCGCCAGCGTGCCCATCATGTCGCGATAGCTATTTGCTGCGACATAGGATTCGCGCGCGATGTCGGTCAGACCCAGATCGGGCACAGACAACGGGTTGGACGAAAATGCCGCATCAAATGCCGCCTGCGCCTGCCCTGCGGCATCGGACGCAGCCCCGGCGAATTCGTTGCCAATCCGGCCCATGTTGACATCGGGCACGATCGGCACGCGCCGTTCGACACCCAGCGCGTCCAGCCCCTTGTTGATGCCGATGATAAACACGTTGAACCGCGCAACCGCGCCGTTGATCATCGATTCAACGCCCGCGATCATTGCGTTTGCCGCCTGAAATACCATGTCACCGATCGCGGCAGGCAATGCAGACCAGATCGCCTTGATTGCAGAAAATGCACCCTGAAACGTATTCGACGCCGCGTTTCCGAACGACACAACAGATTCGACCGCTGACTGCATCGCGCTTGCGGCGTCGCCTTTGACATCGTGCCACGCCGCCGCGATCCGCGCGCCCATGTGCGCAAAAACCATCGTGACACGTTCGCCAACCTCGACTGCGACAGCGCGCAGCGCGTCCATCGCATTGCCGAAACCACCGACCCGATCGGAAAGCCTTTGAAACCGAACTACCGCCTCCGAAAGCCCAACGATCAGCAGACCGAACCCCGTGCTGGCCATAAGGCCCCTGACGGCGACAGTTAAACCCTTTGTCGTCGCAATTAATTGAAAGCTTGCGACGCGCGCCGCAATCAGCGCCTTGACATAACGCGCGCCCATCAACGCCACAGCCGTCGACACATAGGTCGCCAGCCTGTCCAGATTGCCGGTCAGACCGTCGATCACAGCGCGCAACCTGCCACCCTCGCGCAGACTTTCGGTCATGCGTTCCGCCAGCTTGCCCATCGCAGGCACCAGCGCGACCGCCAGCTGTTGCCCGGCGTATTCAGTGACCAGCGACAACCGCCCGATTGCATCGTTTGCCGCCTCGATACGTGCCGCATCAACATCGCTGACCGCCAGACCGTAATCCGCAATATCGGCCCGCGCCTTGCGGATGGCGTCGCCACCCTGCAACACCAGCAGCGCCATCTCGCGATTGCGCACCCCCAGGTCGCGCAGCACGGCGGTTGCCTGCCCCGCGTCATATCCAAGCGCCTTGATGCGATCCGCGATCAACGCCAGCTTTTCATCCGCATCCAGACCGGCAAACTGACCGATCGACAGCCCCAGCGCATCCAAGGCGCGTTGTCCGTTCCCCGACTTGCCAACCGTCGACAGTTCGCGATTCATCGTCTGGATGTCATTGGCAAGGCCAGCCAGCGCCACACCGGCCTCGCCGCCCGCCAACTGCAACGCCTTGAACGCCGCGACGCTGGCATCCATCCGCCGCGCCGCCTTTGCCGCCGCATCGATCCGATCAGCACCCGCCCGCGCCGCCGCCGCAACGGCACCAAACGCCGCAGTCGCGACCGCAGACACCGCAACAAATTGCTTGCGCATCCGGTCCTGTGCCGACTGGACACGGCGCGCGCCTTTTTCAAAATTTGCGCTGTCCATAGACAGATTGACGCGCAGCGCGCCAATGACCGATTGCGACATGGAATTGCCCCTAGGTGTCTGCGGTTTCGGAAATACTGATCAGCCACGCCTCTAGCTGCGCATCCGCCGCCGCATCATCCACCGGCGCAACCTTGATAGGCTTATAACGCGGCATCTTTTGCGGCTTGTGATACGCGGCGACGATCAGGCCGGCCAATTCATAGTTGCGAATGCGGGCAACCTCGTTTTCAGCCGCCCGCATGTTGTTGTGACCTTGCAGGATCAGGACAATCTCGCGCGGTGTCAGCGTCCAGAACAAGGCGTAATCACGCCCTGCATCCAGCCAACCGCGCAACAGATCATCTAGGAACCCTTGGCGACCTTCTTTGCCTTGGTCGCCGGTGGCGCGTTTCCCACGTCACCCTCTGCGGCGTCGCCATCCGCCGCCTGCGGCATGGATGCCACAACCGCATCCGTGACCGCCTGAAAAGCGGTTTCGACACCCATTTCCGTGATCAAAACGCCCGCTTGTTCCAGCGTGAAATCATCGCGACCCTGCACCAGAATGAACAGCAACAGCCGCAACATGCGCCAGTTGATGCCGCCTTCGGTCATGCGCTCGAAATCATCGAACAACGCCCGGCCCGTTTCATCCTCATAGGCGATGAACTCATTCGCCGTGCAGCGCAGCACATAGGTCGCGCCGTCGACATCGACAGTCACGACCCCACGGCGGCTATTCGCCACCGTCATGCCGCCTCCGGCGCAGTCGTGGTTGACGGACCCGTGCGCTGGATCATGTAGGTGAATTCCGACAGTTCCGTCAGTTCACCAACGTCCTGACCAACGGACGCAAACCCTTTCCACTCGAATTTGCGGCCTTGGGATTCGACCGCCTTCCGCCGCATCGTCAGACGATACCAGACAGGCTTGCCGGTTGTTTCGGTATGCGCGACATCCTCAAGCGCCTGCGCATAGGCTTCCGCCGTCCAGAAACGGGAAATTTCCAGTTCCTCGCTTTGAAACATGCCAGGCGCGAATTCCTGAAAATCGCCCTCGCTATCCATGTCCGTCGCGTCCAAGTATTCGCGCCGGTTTGACGGCACAGCAGGACGCTTGCAGTTCAGCATTTTTTGCCAGCTTGTGCCATCATCCAGCGAACGCTCCAAAACGCCGCCCTTCCAAATCGTCTTTTCGCCCATGTCACTCTCCTGTTGTGAACGCTGTTAAAAAATCCATCGACACGCGAAACGGACCGGTCGCACCGGCTGCACCGGCCTCCGAACCGTCACGCGATCCCGCGTGCGCCAGCGACATCAACCGCTGACCATCGTAACCATTGAGCAAGGCCAGAACGGCCCGTGACAGATGCTTTGCATCCGTAAAATCGTCTGCGTAGCAATCGACCTGCACCCGGCCCGTGCCCGCGCCGATCGCGCCATCCATATCGACCGGCTCAATCGACCCGACCACGTTCAAAACGATGGCCGGAAACGGCAAACCTTGCGGATGCCTGACGAAATTGACCCGCCGCCCCACGAAACCGGCGACGCCGGCGTCACCCAGCAGCAAGGCGCGCAATTCTTCTTCCACCGCTACCCCCTAGCCGCCCGCGCCGCCTTACGTTCGGCGCGTCCGATTGACTTTGTGACCTCGACCCACATTTCACGGCCCAGGCGGTCCAGCATTTCATCGCGGCCCGCATCCCAGGACGGGCGCAGCATTGGCGTCGGTGCCTGATTGACAGATCCAAATTCTTCTAAATGCGCCTGCGGTAGCGGTCCCGCGCCGATAAACATTTCCACCGCCGTCGAACTTTTGAACCGGCGATGCATCGCGGCCTGACGCTTCGACAGCTTTGCGCTGACCGCAAAACTTTCTGCCAGATCGCCAGACACGCGATCAGCCCGCGCCGCCGCGCCGTCCGCGATCCGCTGCGCCGCTGTTTTCAGTGCGCGCCGCATCGCGCCCTTGCCCGCCGCCGTGGTCAACCTTTCCAGCTGGCGATCAAGTTCAGCGAAACCGCGCAGCGACATATCACCCGCCATCGCCCGCCCCCTTCAGATCAGGCCGCGCCGTTGCCGAAATCTCGACAAACCGCCGACCGCGCGGCGATTCCTTGACCCCCGCAATGTCGAATGTCAGGCCATCGCACCGCAGACGATCAGCCGCCGTGATTCCTGCGGTGAACGCAGACCGCCGCACCGTGAAACGCGACGTGATCGACGCTGCGACCTGCTGTGCGACCCAACGTTCACCGTCACTGACATCCGACCGATCGGCCCAGACCGGCGCACCATGCGCCGCGAAAACCTCACGATCAGACAGGCCAGTATCAACCTTTGCCGATCGCTCGAACTGCACCCGATGATCAAACGACAGCCGCGCCATCAACCGCACCCGAAAACATGCGGGCGCTGATAGCGGACCTGACGGATCAGGTTGCCCGCCGCGAACGTGAGGTCGGAAAAATCGATCGCCTCGCCCGCGATTCCGTCCTCGTAAAATTCCGCAGCGATCAGCTTGATCGCCTGCACTATCTGCACCGGCCATGCCCCATCATCGTGCCCGGCTTCTACGCGCACGCGCAATTCACAGCCGTGTGCCAAATCCGCCAGCGACGGCATGATTACTTGCGGTTCGGTCATGCCCAAATGCAGACGCAGACCGGACAACGACAGATCACTATAGGTGCCATCACCTGCACCGATCGCGACCGATACGACCTGACGCACCGGCGCGATCGGCACCCACCACCGCGACCAGCCGCCAGTTTCGACAAACAGGTCGAACGTGCCCGCGCGCGCAGGACGCGCGCAGGCGGTTTCAACGATAGCGGTCGCCGCCGCCAGACAGCCCTCGACCGTTGCGACATCCTCGCCCGGCCAATGCCGTTCCAGGATCAACGTTTCAGCCGCGACCAGCGGATCGCGGGCACCAACCGGGACCATCTGCGCCCCGCTTACTTGCTGGACGGTTTCGGCGGCTCACCGGGCGACTTCGCAGCAGGCGGATCACCCGCTGTCTTTTCACCCGTGCCCGCGCCGCCCGCGGATTCAAGCGCCGCCAGCTTTGCCGCCAGTTCCGCCTCACGCTCTGCCACAGCCGCCTCGCGCGCGGCCAAGTCTTGCAGCCCCGCCGTCAGTTCCGCGTCGGAAATGCCGCCCGGCGACACCTTGCGCAGATCGTCCTTTTCAGGATCGAACGGACGCGCCACGGCCTGCAACTTGGCCGCGCGCACCGGATCAAACCCGGCGACATCGCCGGGCACATAGACGCCATGCGCCTTGGTGAATTTCATGATTACTTTGTCGGTCATGTGACCCCCTTATGTGAATTCAGGTGCAGCCCGTGCTGCGCCGATTGTGCGATTGACCCGCCGCCAGCGTCAGCCGCGACGGGTCAATCAGATCAGATCGCCCAGCCCTTGCCGTTCAAACCGGACAGCGCCGCCGTGTGACGCGGTGCCAGATCGTGCTCACTGATTGCGCGCATCAACGTCAGATCGTTCTGGAATGCGCTTACGGTGTCACCCGCCTGATTGACGAATGCCGCTTCGGTCGACGTGGCGATCGTCAGCGACATCGCGTCACCAATCATCACTTCGTTGAAGTCAGCGAAATAGACTTCGGTTTCGTCGCCATCCACGCCCAGGTTGTTCGGAATCTGCGATGTCGTGCGGATCGGAAAACCTTTCAACGTGCCGTTCTGATCGATCGACGGGAAAATCAGCGCGCCGCTGTTCGGATCGCGCAGACCGGCCAGGAAATTCTTGGTCGACGCCCGCATGATCCAGCCCGGACTCTGCATTGTCACGTTGGCATCCTCGACCAGCGACACCAGACGCCGGATCGCAGCTTCGACAGCGGCAGGCGCGACACCGACCGGATCAAGCCAGTTTGCAACCGGCGTCCAGTATTTCAGACCGTAGGGCGTTGCGTTTGCACCGATGTCGCGCAGAAAGGCCAGATCCTCGCGCGTCGCCATGACAGACAGCAGATCATCACGCACGATCGCGGCAACCGCTGCCGTCGAATGACGCAACAGCGCATTGCCGACCGGCACCAGGGCGCGCAGGGTTTTGAATCCCTGATCGATCCCGTCGAAACTCTGTTCGCTTTCGACAGCCGCACCATTCTCGACGCCGTAGCCCGCTGTTGCGCTGCCCGTCTGCGCGCCGTGGCGCACCTGACCCGCTGGCATCGGCATAACCCGCGCGCCAGATGCGCGCACGGTGACACGCGGGCGCAGCAGTTCGATAACAGTTTCGGCCTGCGGACGCGGCAACAGCACCCCGCCTGCGGTCTGTTGCGCCCCCGTCAGCGCCGCCGAAATCCCCGAATGCCCTGCGGCGTCCAACGCGGCGCAGGCGTCACCCAGATTGCCGCGCGCATTCGTCAGCGCGTGAACCGCGAAACCGATGTCCAGCCCGCGATCCGCTTCACTGGCGACCGTGGCAGGCGCGCGACCAGCGGGCGGCGCATCCTGTTCCTGCGTTGCAGACACGGCGGCGGCACTTTCCACAGCCTCGGCACGGCGCACAGCCGCATCTGCGCGATCGAATGTGGCCTGCGCCGCATCGAAATCAGCCACAGCAGCCGCGACAGCCTGTTCGGCAGCAGTTGTGTCATCGTTACCCAATGCGGTCAGACCGCTTTCTGCCGTTGCGATGGCATCCGCCGCCGCCCGCAGGTTTGTCGCCGCTTGCGCACGCAAGCGCCGCAGATCGTTGATGTCCATATCGTTCCCCTTTGTTGAAACCGCACGCGCGGCGATAGACCCCGCGCGCGTGCGGCGGGGTTTGGTTCACGCCCGGCGCACCGGGCGAATTCGGATTGTGTCAGCTGGCGGCGATCGCGGCGGCGGCGGCGGCGGCGGCACCGTAGGCGCGCGCGCCGGTCGCGCGCGGCTTTGGCGCGTAGCGTGCAAAAATCTGCGCATAAAATGCGTCGCGCGTCTGCGTCGCATCCGCCAGACCCCGCGCCTGCGCCTCGGCAAATCCGAACGTGCCGCCGCCGTCTGCCGGATTGTCGGTCGCGCTGATCCGGCCCGCGACATCCGCCGCAGCCATGTTGCGCCCTGCGGCGATGGCCGCGTGAAATGCCACCTCGAACCGATCCAGCTGCGCCTGAATCAGTGCCGCCCCCACTTCGGTCGACGGGTCCGCATTCTTGGCCCGCGCATGGCTTGACCGAATGACGAATTCCTGATCGCCATCCATCCCCGGCTGGATGGGCGCGAAACCGCGATATTGAACGCCGATGCTGCCCACCTGCGCCCCCGGCGTCAGTGTGATGTCTGTCGCCTGCGACGCCACCCAATAGGCCGCAGACGTGGCAAGCGGATTGATCAGCGCGTGAACCGGCTTCACTGTTGCAGCCTGCGCGACGGCCTGCACCGCTTCATCGATGCCGATCACGGCACCGCCCGGACTGTTACAATCCAGCACGATCGCTGCGACATCATCCGCAGCTGCCAGGATCGCCATCGTTTCAGCAATGCCGCGATAGGTCGACCAACCCATGCGCTCGAACCGCTGCCCGCCCGGTGTCAGCAGGCCAGTCAACGGCACAATCGCAACACCACGTTGCACGACAAATCTGTCGGACGGATCGACATCACCGCCACCGCCAAACGCAGACACATCGCCCGCCAATTCAACCGCCATCCATGCGCCCGCATGTTCCGCGCACAGCGCGGTCGCCGCGCCCTGCCAAAGTGCCGCCATAGTTTGCCGCGTCATGTCTCAGCCCCTTCCTTTTCCGTTGTCGTGGTGTCGTCGCGCGTCATGTTGGACGGCGGATAGAGCTGATCACCGTTCGCAGTCTTTGGCAGGCGTGCCCGCGCCTGCGCATCGTTCGGCGTCATGAACGGACCACCGACTGCAACTTTTAGCGCGTTGAATAGTTCGGCGGTTGTCGGTTCCAGCAGCGCCGAAAAATCATGGCGGAAAAACAGACCCGCCGCACGCTCGCCAGCGGTCAACAGCGCCTGATCGTATTGCGGCGCGATCAGCGCCTGCCAGTGCATCAGGCAATCCGTCAGATAATCGATCGCCTGCTGTTGACCGTTCGCCTTGACGCCGTTTTCCAGCATTTGCAGTTTAGACGGCGGCATACGGTAAATCGCGGCGATCATTTCCCGATCAAATTTCCGACTTGCCAGCAATTCCTGATCCGCAGCCGACAGGTCCAGTTTTTGAATGTCCTCGTCAGCATTCAACACCGGAAACGAACCATCGGTCGGATCAGTCAGCGCCGCCTTGATCCGCCGTGCGGAACGCTGCCGCGCGTCGTCGTCCTCATAGGCATCCGACAGCTTGATCGCGGCTTTCGTTGTGCCACCCGCCGCCGTGCGCGCTGCCGCCTCTTGCCCGGCCATCGCCAGACCCATGCTTTCGCTGGCGACAGTCAAAGGCGATCGATGCGTCCAACCGTCCAGCGCCATATAGCGCATATGCACCATAGACCGCGACCGCGCGCGCCGGTAAACGCCCGCCCCATCCTCGAAATCATAAAACCGCATCCGGCCCGATCGCGTGACGCTCACACCATCCGGCGACAGACCATCCACCATCAGCAATTCGCCCGCCCCATCGCGCGGCGCATAGGCATAACTGACACCGCGCAGGCTGAACGCATAGACCAGCGCAAACCGCGTGACAGCGGCGGGCACACCCGGCGCGGATTCCACGTTCATCAGGTAGATCGCCGGATGATCGAAAACCTGCGATTCCGTGCCGTCAGGTTTGCGCTGCCACAGCTGCAACGGCACCTTGGCATGATCGCCCGCCAGGTTGTTACAGCAGGCGAAAACCGTCGCGTGACGTTCTGCCGTGGTCGGTGTCACCCGTGGCAACGACTTGACCCGCGACTGCACGCCACCGCCCCAGCCAATATCTTGAAGCCATGCCTGCGGCGCAGCCTTTGACGGCACATCACCAGCGGTCACGACAGGCGGTTCGACGCGCGCGGTCGCAGGGTCATGTCTGCGTCGGAATAGATCACCGATCCCCATTAAACGACTGTCGCCTCCATTGCCTTGCGCTTCTTTTCGTTCGCCTCTGCGCGGCCCACGGCCATGATCGCGGCGACCGCCGCATCGATGCGGCCCGTTGACTTTTTCTTGTTCGGTTTCACGTTTTCCGCCGCATCCTCGTCGCGGTGAACGTTGCCGATCTGCCAGGCCAGCACCGGATTGCCACCGTGCCGGATCATTTTCTGCGCCACCTTTTCCTCGAAACGTTTCATCGGGTTGGACATCGACGCAAAGCCCTGCCGATGCTCGACCATCGGGAACCGCTTTTTTTCCAGCCGGTCCGCAATGTCTTTCATGCCCCACGGATCATAGGCGACCTCTTGCAGATCGAACTTTGCCCTGATCCATTCCATCCGGTTTTCGATCTCTTGTTCATCGATCGTGCCGCCGTGATGCACTTCCAGCCAGCCCGCATCGCGCCAGCCGATGAATTCGCGTTTTTCCGACTGCGCCCGCGCAACGAAACCTTTCTGACCGCTTGGCAGAAAAGTGAAGGCGATCAGATAGATCAGTTTACCAACCGGCACCGCCACGACGATCGCCGTGGTGTCGACCTTGTTCGACAGGTCCAGACCAACCCACGCCTTGCGACCGAACAACAGGTCATATTCAAACGGCGCTGACATCTCGCCCGCGTCCCAGATGTCGCGCGCGATCCAGCTTTCTGCGCCTTCGGTCCACAGGTTCAGGTGGAACCTTTTGAAATTCGGCATCTGCCCGGCGATCGTCAGCGCCTTGTTCGCCGCAGCCCTTACGCGGTCCTCCGGTTTGCTGATCCCCAAATTCGGATTGCCCATTGCCCAGGCGACCGGATCAAGCGGATCACAATCTGGCGGCGGCTCTGCCACATAGCCGAAAAACCGATCGTCCTGCACATCACCGCGCAGCACGCTTTCTGCATAGGTCCGCAGTTCGCCGCACAGCGACGCGCGATCATGCCCTGCCGTTGTGATCACCCAATCGATAGGCTGCGCACGCGCGATCATGCTTTCCGTCAGCGTTTCCGCCAGTTCGCGATCTGACCAGCGGTGCATTTCATCACGCGCCAGAAATGACGGGTTGATGCCGTCCGATGAATTGCCGTCACGACTGACGGACTTGATCACACCGTCGACGCGCGGCGTCGTGATTTCATGCGTCCAGACTTTCATCAGCTGCGACAGCGCAGGCGACTTGCGGATCATCCGCTTGATGCCCTTGAACAACAGACCGGCCTGATCGCGCGTTGTCGCCGCGCAATATGCCTCCGGTGCCGATTCACCGTCAAACAGCTGCGTAAACAGCATTGGCGACGCGGTGTCAGTCGTCTTGCCGTTTTTTTTGCCGACTTGATGATAGGTGTCGACAAAACGCCGCAGCCCGGTGTCCTCGCGCTTCCAGCCAAAAACCGAACCATGCCTGAACACCTGCCACGGCTCCAACCGGATCGGATGCCCCGCCATCGGCCCCGCCGTATGCTGCAACATGGCCGCAAAATTGCAGATCATGCTTGCGGCCTCGCAATCGAAAAACAGGCCGCGATCCCGCCCCGTTTCCAGGTCCAGCAGGTGACGTTCACAGGCCATCCGCACCAGATCGCCCGCGATGATCGATCCGTCCAGGACACCCAGGGCATAGCGCGAAACCGGATGATCAATCGGGTCCATGTTTCAGCTGTTTCATGATGTCTGCAAACAGATCGCCCTGACCACCTTCACCCAGACGCGCCTCATCCACCGGCGACAGGCCAAACAGCGCCGAGTCGCGGCGCATGGCGTTCATCGCCTCTTGCTGGACGCCGAATGCCGCCGTCTTTTTCTGCTGCACACCGTTGCGCGTTTTTGTCTCGAACCAAAAACCATCAATCGCGATCACGGCGGTCGCAGCAAGAAAATTGCTCACACTCTCGCAATAGGATGCAAACTGATAGGTGAAGGCCGGTTGCAATCGATCCTTGGCGATCAATTCAGGTGCCAGTTCGTCCCAGACCTTGCGCGCATCCTCTGACATCCAATCGGGCGCATCCGGCACGCGACGGGCGGCGTCGCCTTTCATCGGAATCACGTTGCCCAGCGGGTTAGGTTTACGTCCTTTCATCCGTCATTCCCTTCACCATCACCCTGATCATGTGGTTTTTTTTCCCAATTTCCCCCGCGCAAAAATAACGGTTCCCCCGCCGGTCAACGGTAGGCGCGGGCGGTTTTTACCCACCCCCCCCGGTTTGACCGTGAAAGACCTCGCGCGCCGTTTTCCGGTTGTGGCAGGGTATGCACAACGCCTGCCAATTCGATCGAAGCCAGAACAGACGCCGATCACCCTTGTGCGGCTCGATATGGTCAACGACCTTTGCAGGCACGACAGCACCCAGATCGCCACAATCGGCGCACAGCGGATTGCGCCGCAGGAACCTACGACTTGCCGCACGCCACGCCCGCGACTGATAAAGCGATCGCCACGCCCGCGCGTGATCCGTCGACTGTGCCGCCTTGCGTCGCGCCGCCAGCTTGTCACGCTTGGCCGCGTCGTGCCGTTCGCAATGCGGACAACCCGGCAACGCCAGATCGTCGCAGCCCGGCGCGACACAGATCAACAGCGGCATGGCACCCCCAGAAACGCAACGCGCCCGCAAGGTGTTTACCATGCGGGCGCAGTTCGGTTGCTTGTTTGTTAGCAAGGGGGGCTAACATTCGTCAACACCTTTTCGCGTATCGCAATACCGACTTGCGCACCAGCGAGGCGCACAACGGCGCTGCGACACCATCGCCAGCGCGACCTATCCCCTTTCCCAAGGCTGCATTGGCGGCATGTCGTCGGTGACGACCCAGGCTGATAGATCATTGCCCAGCTGCAACGATGTCCGCACATCCAGCAGCGCAGACCACCACCGCAGATAGTCGCGCCGCCGTGCGGCAACCTCTGACGGCCCACCCATCACGACCACCGGACAATAGCGACCCTCTTGCCGCTGCAACCTGCCACGCCATCCCGACACCATCGCAGGCACCGCGACACCATCGGCCACGGCATCCGCCGTCATGGCATAGCGCCCATGCGGGTTGCGATCCCACCGCACCGGCTGGATCGACGTTGCCACATGCCAGCCCGGCATCGTGTCCGCGCGGGCATGTTCCACCATCGTGATCGCCATGCGCCGCCCGCCGCAACCCTCGGGCAACACCGCCAGCGCAGACGCCACGATGTCCGCGTCAGGATGCGGATCAGATCGCCCGCCGCCGTCGATCCTGCACCCCAACATTTCATGCTGTGCGATGATCGCCGTCGCGGATGCATAACCAAAGCCCTGCGACAGTTCCGCCCGATCATCGTCAAAATCCAGCTGCGCCGCCTCACGCTTGAAAGCCCAGACAATCAAAGGCCAGACCCCGATCGCGCGCCGGTCGCGACCCATCGGTCGCAAAGGTTCACGCAGCGCGATCATTCCGCAACCGCCTGCACATCGGCCCGCGCCTTGTCCTGTCGCCGCGCGACGCCCGCCGCAACGATCCGCGCAACGGTCTGGCGGTGCGCCTGATATGCCGCCAGTTCGTCGCGGTCGGACTGCATTGCGGTGCCCCGCGCGATCCGTTCCGCCGTGATGGCATGTCGCCGCGCCGCCTCTGCACCCGCTGCCTTGATCCGGCTCATATCGTATGGACCGGGCGGCATACCCGTGCGCGACAGGTGCCGATACAGTTCGACCTCGTAACCTCCGATGATCGCAGGCGGTCCCTCGACAGATGCAAGCCAACTTGACACGATCGGAAATTCCAGCGGCGGCGGTGTCTGCATCCCCTTGGCGTGCGTCATGATTGCCGCCTCTGACCAGCAATGCACGCGCGGCACCCCGCGCCCGGTCGCGTTCTGGATCACGATATCCGCCAGTGTCATCAGGTTGTCGCCGGTCATGTAAGCCAGGCGTTCGGAAACCCGTGCCCGCATCTGCGCAAATTCCTCAACCGACTTGCCGCGCGGACGCAACAGCCCGGCATCGTCCAACCGCTGCCAGAACAGCACCCGGACACGTTCGCGACCTTCGGCGCGCTCTTGTGTCGACAAACCGACCTTAGCGGCCCCCTTACCCTGTGCCATCGCCTGCATTCTGTTTCCCCTTTTCTAAGCCTGCGCCGCTTGCCATTAGGCGCGTCAATTCCGTTTCGTGCGATCCCGCCATTATCTTTTTATTTCATATCTTTTCTTTTCCTTTCAGCGGTTACAGAACCGGCCCAAAAAAAAGGAATTCGCGCTAATTCCCGTCAAATTCCGTGACTATTCCGTGCCGTTTCGTGATTGTTCCGTAACTTTCTGTGACCGTCACAGAACCGCACAGATCGCTACGACCTCATAGACACCGCGTCGACGGCCTCGCGGATCGCGGATTCAGTGCGGTTGCCGGTGCAGTTCTCACGCAGCCATGCATCGATGCGATCGACCATCTGCGGACTGGATGCCAACCGCCCCATCCCGTCCATCGCCTTTAGGCGTTGCTCCAAATCCTTGCGTTGCTTTGCCTCGCGGCGGCGCTGTTGCTCTGCCTCACGATCGCGGCGCTGCCCGATCGCCGCCAGCGCGCGCTCTGTCACCACCGGATGCATCAAGCGCACCTGATCGCCCGCCCGGCACTCGACCCAATGCCGCAGCGGGTTGACATCGGCCTGCATCCAGATTGCCCATTGCTGATCAGTGACACCCAGCAACCGCGCCAACAGCTTCGGATTGACTGGCAACGTGCCGACCGGCGTTTGATCCTGCGCGATCATGAACAATTCCAAAATCACGCCGCGCATTTCCCACGACGCTAACAGCCGCGTTTCGCTCGACAACCAACGGCGAAATTCCAGCTGCAAAAAATAGTGCGATTGCAGACGTTCATCCGCAGGAATTGGATATTCACGCAAATCATCGAAATTTGCAGCGATAGACAGCGCGGGCACGGTCATGACTTGGACCCCGCCACCGCATTCTTGCGCGCCCAGAAAGTGCAATCTGCCGCCGATTGCGCGCCTGAAACGGGCGCACCGTATTCGGCGCAGCGACCGCGTGACCGCATCGTGTCACCGTCGAACCTTGCACATACGCCGCAAATCCGGCGCAGATGCATCGGACAGCGGCCCGATCGCGGGTTTTGCTCGTTGGGACGCTGTTGCACCACCTGCCCGCTGCGTCCGTCCTGTGCGATGTCCACAATGAACCGCGCAGGCGTTCTAAACTTGATCGACACGATCGCCCCCCGTTTTGGATTGTTCTGCATAGGCCGCTGCAACACGGTCGCAGGCGGTCCGAAAATGTTGCGGGTCTAGTTCGATCCCGATCGCCGCACGCCCCGCCAGGACGGCGGCAACCAACGCGCTGCCCGATCCTGCGAACGGGTCCAGCACCAGATCACCCAGATCGCTAGAATTGCGGATATAGTGATCCATCAGCGCGACCGGCTTTTCGGTCGGATGATCGCTGACCTTTGGCGCGTTCAACCGAAACGACTGCATTGACCCCGCATCGCGGACCTTGCGCGCGCGACCGCGCCACAGATACAGCGTGAATTCGAGGTTTTTCATATACCAGCGGTTGCGCGTTGCCCGCACCTTGTCCCAAGTCAGCAGGTTGTGGAATTTCCAGCCCGCGCCGGTAAAACCCGCGTGCGCCGCAAACAGGTTTTTGTCATTTGACATGACGTAGGCGTCTGCATCCGCCTTGCACGCGCGATAGATCGGCCCGCCCATCGCGCCCCAACCGATCGACGCCATTAGATCGCCGCTGTTGTCATAGGCATCACTGGCAAAGATGCCACCCATGACCTGCGCCGCGTTGCCGCCCGATGTCAGCTTATAGGGCGGATCAGTCACGACCAGATCAGCGACACCCACCAGATGCGGCAACACGTCCAGCGCATCGCCCAGATAAAGCGTGCAATCTCCGATCTGGACGCGCTGGACCCACGGATCAGACATTGCGCACCGCCGCCAGCCCCGCGCGCCGATCGCGATCCGCGACCCACGCCGTTTGCACTTGCGTGATATATCGCCGCGCCGCACGGCACAGATCGGCCTGCGGCGTGCCAGATGGCGCGCGCTTGTGCAGCCGCCACGCCAGCAACGCGGGCGCAATCTTGTGACCGACCATGCGAAATTCGCGCACGCTGACCTGACGACAGGCCGCGCTGCAATGGGTTTGCCAGGATCGCGACGGCACAAAGGCCGCGCCGCAGGATGGATTGAAACAGACGCCCGGCGAATGCATCGGCACCGCCGCCAGTTCGCGCGCCGCTGCCACGTCAAACGGTTCAACGTCCAGATGCGGTGTCACCGCATTTGCGAACGCGCCACCGCCGCAGGCCACGGTCACGCGGACACCAGATCACGCCCAGACGGCGCGTTTTCATCATCGATCAGATGCCCCGGATCGGCGGCAATCTCGCACAGCGAAATCATGCCGCGCGTCCGTTTGACGCGATAGGACAGAATGCGGACATAACGAAAACCACTGTGCCCCGCGACCGGCTCTTGCCAGCGGGTCCAGTCCCAGGCGGGCGCGTTTTCGGCACAGACCAGCACAACGGCGCTGCCGAAAATGCCCGGCTTTTCCTCGAACCGGACCCAGACCACGACACCCTCTGACAGCGAACACCCTGCCCCGTTGTGCCGCACCAACGGCCCGAATTCCGACAGGTCAGACACGGCGCGCATCCCCCATCAAATCCGCAAAATCAAAAAAACCAGCGGGGCGGATCGCCTGAACAGACGACGACCCGGCCCCGCTGTTGTCCGAATGCCGCGCATCACGACCGCAACACCGGACAGTCAGGGACCGCAGCCCCCGGCAACCCCTGATCCAAGGACAAACGATCAGGGAAAGGACACCCGCCGCGCGCATCATTCGTCGCGACCGGAAAGTTTTCTGGCATCAGGCCCGGCTGACAACCGACGCAGGCGGCGGGCGGCAGATGCCGCCCACCATGCGCCAATGCGCCCCAGCCATTCCGCAGGCCACCAACTGCCAAACGCGCGCAGATGCACCGCCGCCCAGCATTCCAAACGGTAGAAACTACGCCGCATCGTGCCCCCCGAACAAAGCCGCAGCGGACTCGCGCAGATCGGGCATTGTCAGCGCCAAACCGACAACCCAACCAGACGGCGCATTCGATCCAGTCCACCAGTTTTCAGCGGTCGACGGATCGACCCGAAACAGCACTGCCGCCTCTGCCGCACTCTCGAAATTCTCGCGAATGAACAGTGACCACGTTTCTGCAAAATGCTGGCGATATGACCGCACATCAGACGCGCGGGAAAACTTTCCATAAGACATTCCGGCTATTCCTTTCCTATGACTGCCTTGTGTTGAGACAGACTTGGAAACAGCGGCAAAGGACGGGGCGGCGCGCATCATGCCGCCGCCCCGGTTGTGTCAGAGTAATTGTCTGCATCAGACGGCCAAACCTTGATTTTCGCATGCGGCTTGAAAGCGAAAAGGTCCAACGGGCAGCTTACTTGCTTGGCAGCACATTCCAGCTTGATGATCCGATACCAACCCGGTGGAAAAGCGCCCTTGGACAGCGCGTTTGAAATGGCAGTGTCAGTTACGCCAATGACTTCGCGGAGATGTGAGCGCCCGATCGCGGCAACAATGTCAGATACATTCTTCATATCGCCACACGTACTCACATATTATGAGTCCGTCAACTTCACAAAATGCAATTTTACACATTTTGTGAGCTACGCGACAATTGCGGGATGAAAAACGCAGAAACATCCACCAATGATAAATACCCTTACGCCGAAATCGGTCGGCGCTTGCGGGTTCTTCGCGAAACTACTGGAATGAACAAAGCGGACTACGCTGCGATCTGCGGTTACAACTATACACGCTACATCAACTGGGAGTCAGGTCATCGACGGATGATGCCAGACGATGCAATCATTCTCTGCGAAAAATTTGGCGTAACCTTGGACTTCATATATCGTGGCATCGAAGCACAGTTGCCGCACAGCCTCTTGATCGCAATGTCATCCAAACCCCGTGACAAAGCTACCAAAATGTCTAACGAAACACCCGAATGATCCGCTGCATCAATCAATAAATTTAAGCGACTCTGATCCAAATTTGCGCCCCCATAGGTAGAACGTTAGGAGAACATTAATCATGTTGTCAACCATCGAGCGCCAATATCTAAACGGCTTCTCCGTTGCCATAAAAGTCACATTTGCGGTGACAACGTTCTGTTTTATAACAATAAGTCCAGCCAATGCGCAGGGACAAGTATGTAGCGATGAACAACAGAACCCAATCAAGCTTTTAAGCTGGAACTTCAGTGAGGTGGACAATGACTTTGGCGGTACATCGACACTCGTCACGTACTCGGTCGAAAACCAAACAGACCGCACGATCGTTGCGGTAGATAGCACACTCCAGGGCATCGACAGTCTAGACCGGCGTATGTTTATCTTAACCTTTCCACCGTATCCGGACTTTGGCACTAGCCAAACTGCACTTACTGTAGATGAGCGATATTCAGGGGCCGAAGGACTTACCGCCGCCGCCCGGATACCACCAGATGCAATCACTGTGACACTCTGTACCACACGCATTGCATTCTCAGACGGCACTATCGCAGTATATTAAGCTGTCCAACCTATAAACTCACCTTTTGTGAGTTTATTAATTGACGGCTCACATTTTGTGAGTTAGCAAGCCTCCTAAACAGGAGGCCACATGTCAGACCCACAGAACGTTTCCGACTACTTCATGATGCACCACGCACATGCACCCGCTGATCAGCGGGGCGGCGCGGTGCGCGCCGCCGTTGCCTGCGGTCACGGATCGCTGATTACACCAGAAACCGCAGACGCGCACAGCCGCCCGGCATCGCACCTTTATGAACTGGACCTGTTCAGCGTGACCGCGACCGGCTGCACCTTTGACGCCTGCGTCGAAAATTGGTTTCGCGTCGCCGCGCGCGTGCTGGACTGCGACGCAGGTGCAATCGCATGACCGACGCCGCAATCCATATCGCAATCCAGCTTCTTGCCTTCATTGGATTCATTGCGGTCCTTTGGCGCGCATCGCAACCGAACGTCTTTGGCGCTGGAATTGCCGTCTATGGCGTCGCGTGCCTTGCCCACATCGCAGCCCTGATCACGCTGTGATGCCCTGCGGACTGAACCCAGACCGCAGGCACAACGGCCCGCGTCGCGCGACCTCCTCCCCGCGCGGCGCGGTGCCAAACAAACCCCAGCCAATGCAGGACCGCACGCCATGACAATGCACAGCCCGAAAACAGAAAACGCAGCCGCGATCGTGCGCGTCACCGCTGGCAAGATCACAGCCGTTGCGGATGGCACGCATTACCGGCTGATTTACCCGCGCGGGATGGGTCCACGGCGCAAGATTGATCGCCTGCCCTATGACCTTGCAGACGCCGCAGCCTGCGCCGATCGCCACGGTCATGCCGTCTATGCGCGCCGCCGCGATGCGATGCAACGCTTGCTGGACGCCCTGACAGAACAAGGTCAGGCGGTGACGCCATGACCGCCGCGATCCTGACAGGTCTGTCGGTGCTGGCCTACGCCGCCGCCGCGTTTTGCTTTGGCGTGACAGGCTACACATTAGGCGACAAGCCCCAACTGTCAGGCACCATGACGATCGCCACGGTAATTTTTTTCAATATCGGTGTGATCCTACAGCTGACGGTCCTGTCAATATGACCGCCGCACCGCGCCGCCCGATGTCAGACATGCCGCACGCCCAGCAGGCGGGCATCCTTTGCAACGACATCCGGTTTCGACGGTTTGCAGACAGCCGCACGATCAGGACCGGCACAGCCCTGTCACCATCCGCCGCCGCCGAATTCCTGCGGCGGCAATGCCAGATCAGCAGCCGCCGCGACCTCGACACCGACACGAACGCGCGCGACCGCTTTGACGCCCTGCGCACCGAATTCGACGCATGGCGCGGCCTGATCGCCGCACCGCGCAACTGACACAACCCACCCCGAAAGGATCAAAAATGATGCCAAACGTCAAACCACCGGCCAGGATCAACCCGACCGAACCGCACGACCCCTACAAAATGCGAACGCTTGAACAGATTCTAATGCTGTTCAACGGCGGCGAATTCATGACCGAAATCATGACCGGGCACAGCGACTTGATGCACGAACTTCTTGATCACAACGCAGACCACGGACCCAAAGGCTGCGAAGGCACCATGTCGATCAAGCTAAATTACAAGGTCGGCAACGCGGGCGATGTCGGCATGTCCGCGCAGGTCAGCTTTAGCGGACCAAAGAAACCACCCAGCAGCGCAGGCGCATTTATCGACGATGCCGGGCACCTGACGCTTTACAGCCCAATGATGAAACGAATGCACCAGCCATTGCGCGACGCGACCGACCACGACCCCGAAACGGGCGAAGTGCGCGACGCCTGATCAACATCAAACGAAACGAACAACACAAGGTAAAGCCATGACGGACCACACACAGAAAGCAAACGTTGCCGAAACCATGCGCGACGTGATGCGCGACCTGAATCAGCACCAGCTGATCGACACGCTGCCAGAACACGATCTGACAACGCCGCATCTGATCGACTTGCCGATTGGCCGCAACATTCACGACCTGACCGAAAAACATCGCGAAGCAATGGAATTCCTAAAACCATTGCGCCGGAAAGGCACCGCACACCTGACGGACCTGCAAAGCCTGATCGACTGGTCGAACCGTTTCAGCGGTCAAAACAGCGCGCTTTTTGCCGACAGCAATATGTCCGCACCGCGCCTGACCTGCATTGCCGATTATCACGAAGCAGGACCGGCTGACGTGAAAGTGCAATGGGGCGAACCCACCGCGCGCCATTGCCACCATCGCGCGGTTTATGCCTTCCCCCTCTCGGACGAATGGAAAATCTGGCAAGGCGTCGCAAAAGAGGCGCTGGAAAAAGACGACCTTGGCGAATTCATCGAAGCGAACGCCAAGGACATTCTGGACCCAACACCGGCAATCATCGCGGGCAAAGAAAGCGACAAAAATCACGATTGGGAAAACCGCCTGATCATGCAAGCGCAGCAGATCGAAGGCCGGTTCGGACAGCTTGGCGAATTGCTGCAAATGTCACGCCAGTTTGCAGTTCACGAAACCAGCAACCTGACAGTGATCAGCAATCGCGACACGGGCGAAGGTCAAATCCAGTTCGTAAATGAACACAAGGCACCGGACGGTAGCCCGCTGCGCATTCCAAACCTTTTGATCATTGCAATCCCGGTTTTCCAGGGCGGCGCGCTGTATCGCATGGCAGTCCGCTTTCGTTACCGGAAATCCGGCGGCGCGGTCCGATTCATCATCAAGCCATACAACCCGGAAAAATCATTCCGCGCTGCGTTCGATGAAGCAACAGAACAAGCCCGATCCGAAACAAAGCTACCCATCTTTTTCGGCACGCCTGAAAACTGATCGAAACAACCGGCCTGCAAAATGCAGGCCGGTCACACACTCGAAGGAATGCACGCAATGACCTTTGACAACCTGCACCGCCGCGCACCGCAACCGACCTACACCGGGCGGCAATGGGCGATTGCGGTCGCCGTGATCCTGATCTGCATCGCCGCGATCGATGTCGTCTGGCGCGAACTCACCGTCTGCGATCCTTGCGAATGGGTCGCAGACAACGCGGACCACTGACGCCATGCCAACCGCGACAGAGGCACAGATCAAACGCGCGATCCGCGTCGCGCAACAACAGGGTTGTAGCGCCGTGGTGGTTGAAGGCGCGAAAATCACGATCCTTGTCGACAGCCCGCCGCCGCGTGTATCGTCCGACGATTCAGACGGGGTTGACGCATGGGACAAGGCAACACGGGCGGCACAGTGCGGCTAAAGCACATCAGCAGATCAGGGACATGGCCCAGCGGGCACCCGCGTTGCTACTACCGCCCAAAAGGCCGCAAAGGCGTCGCCTTGCCCGATCTGCCAATGGATCACCCCGCGTTTCTGCGCGCCTACGCGGACGCAGCAGGCGGCGACATGCCACTGACCACATCACACGTCACCGGATCGCTCGGCGCTGGCGTGCTGGCCTATCAAGCATCCGACACCTTTCTGACACTGGCGGCATCATCCCGCGACAGCCGCACCCGCATCCTGAACAAGTTGCGCCGCAGCTATGGTGAATTGCGCATTGCCGGTCTGCTGTCGCGCCACATCCGCCAGGACATCGCGCAGCTGGACCCGAACCCCGCAAACAACCGGCTAAAGGTCTGGCGCGCGTTGTGCCGTTTTTGGGTTGACGCAGGCTTGATCGACACCGACCCGGCCCGCGACGTGCGCCCGCGCACCGCACCAAAAACAGACGGCCACATGGCATGGTCGCGCGACGACCTCGACAGGTTTCGCACCCATTGGCCCATCGGATCGCCGCAACGCCTGGCGATGGAATTGATCTATCAATCTTGCGCATCGATCGGTGACGCCTGCCGCCTTGGCCCCGGCCAGGTCGACGCCGCTGGATGGCTGACATATCGGCGCGGCAAATCTGACAGCATGGCAACAGCGCCGATTCTGACCGCAGCGCCCGCATGGTTTGAAGGCCAGCCCGACACGCTGCGCGCCTGCATCGATCGCGCGCCGCGCGGCCTGACCTACCTTGTGACCGAACGCGCCCGGCCCAGATCGCCAAAATCCGCGACGCAATGGTTTGCCCGCGCGTGCCGCGATGCCGGTCTGGACGATGGCAAGACAGCCCACGGCCTGCGCAAACTACGCGCGGCGATGATGCGAGAAATGGGCGCGACCAAGGATCAGCGCATGGCGATCCTTGGACACGAAACAGAAACAGAAGCGGACCACTATGCGAAATCCGCAGACCTGCGGCGGGTCATTGCTGGAACAGAAAGTTCCAACCCGGTCCAACTTTCCAAAAATTCGCGTTAGTTTTCAATCGCTTAATGTGGTGGTGGCGGTCCGTAGAGGA